CCTGAACCCGAGCTTCTTTGCCACCTCGTTCTTCCACAGCGACATCACCGCTCCGTAGTTCGGCGCCCACTTGCTCCACATCTTCTTCTCGTCTCCCCAGATGTGGTCAACCGCCTGCCACCACCACTTCAGCCCGAGCTTCCACTCTTTCTCAGGATCCATCGGATTCCTTGCAACGAACTTCGGGGGAATGAACACGTCGTCCTTCTTCAGGACTCCCATGCTGATCAGCCTCGTCAGGCCATGCGAGCCCATCTGCTTCCAGATTCCCTTCAGCTCATCCTCGGTTATCTCCAGTATCCTCTTCTCTTCATCCTGCATCGACAGAAAATCCAGCTCGTCGAAATAATCCTTGAGCTGTCCTTTCAATACGTCGTATGTTTCCTGAAACTTATCCTTCATGATCTCCTCCGTTATCTGGCCTGCCAAGAAGCCGCGGCAAGCCGGTTTCCGATTTCTGCATTTCCTGTATCCATTCAGGCCCATGTTTCGGGCAAAATCCTATCAGGCGCCCCCTTGCATCAGGATTCTGCCTGAATTGCACAGCTCCAGTCGATTCTACTCCGTCAACGAAGCAAAAGTTCATCAACATCCCATCCGTCAACAGCCCCTCATACTCCGGAAAATCGAGTGCCATGATGGGCCCGCCACACGTTTTCCCTTCAAAACGCGCCCTGCACTGCCTTTTCTGCGATGCACCCCACCAGAGCTTCCTGCAGTTTGCGCACACGAAGCTAAAACCCTCAGCAATGGCCGACTGAACCATCTGGTCCGTAATAACGACCTCCTGCTGAATATCGCGCAGACTTACCATCAATCCTCCTGGGCTGGAACCACCTGCTGCTGCACGCTTCCGAACGGCCACGTCAGATTCGTCTTCGATGGCACGTTGGCTTTCTCGATCACGCGGAAGAACACGGTGTGAAACTTGTACTCCCGCACCATCATGGACTGATGCAGCGGAATCTCCTGGACCTTCACGGTCTTACTCGCCGTATTCACCTCCGTCACGATGCCAGCCAGCAGAAAATTCCCATTCTCCTTGGCGTACACCGCGACCGTATCACCGATAAATACATCGGAAGACTCGGCCTCCTTGTACAGGTCCTTCAGAATCGACTTCATCACCGTTGCGATCAGATCACTGGTTACACTGTCCATCTATAACCCTCCCTGGATCAAAGCTCGTGACGGCCTTGCACTCGATCTGATACAAAATATGTGTACCCTCTGGTGCTCGGCCCTCTCGCTTCACATTGTTAACGGAATAATAACGCGGTTTTGGTCTTCTTTTCAACCATAATTCAAAAACATCTCCCGGAAGCGGCTCCTTACAGCTCACCCGCTCCAGCTCAGCCCTCGCCAGCCACAGAATCGAAACCCTATCCTTCCTACCACCCTCCTCCGCATCAAATGACCAATCGGACGAGTCATGGGACTCCATCGTCAGGTTCATCTCCCAGGGCCCTGCATACGCCGGTCTGGAAGACTCCCCAAGCACAGGGTCGTACGTCTTCCCCTTCCGCAATTTCCACAGCCTTGCTTTGAATGGAGCAACTCTAGTAAGATCCATTGCAACTTCATCATGGATCCCAAGCTCCAGATCATCGTCAAAAATTGTTCCCATAATTACAGTTCAGAGCATACCGCAAAAGCTCTCGAAAGTGAATCCCTGCCGGCAAATCTCCCCACGGCCTCTTCAATGCACCCCATACGATCACCAGCCAGTCTTTCAAGAATATCACTCCTCTTGACCCTTTCGGCCTTCTCAAGGTAGGACGCCAGGACTACCCTGGCAAGCTCATCGGTCACAGGCTTCCACCCAGATTCACCCCAGATATGGACCGCGTAACTCCCAGACCTCTCGGTAACTGAAAACTTCCTGTCAAACAGACTCCATATCCTTATTCGATCCTTCATACTATATCTATCACCTTAACCTACGATAAACGAAATCGGGAAACTCAGCTGAACAAGCTCATCGTCAAGCATATCGAATTCATCCTTCGCCTCTGATACCATGTCGCTTCCATCGAGCGCAACCGTGCCACCAGGGCCAGGCCACTCTCCGTACTTCCTACGGATCATCCCAACCGTGAACTTCGCCTCAGAAGCCATCCTCCGCATCAGGATCTCACTCTCTCGCGTGGTCATCCGCGTCAGATCAAGCGTACTGCTCAGATAACTGATCCACATCATTCCGGACTGGATATCTGCACCATCTATCGGCATCACACGCAGCTTCCTGTCAACTGTCGAGTACTGCCATGACGGATCAACGCCCAGGACCCTCTTTCCAACCTCTCTCTGCTGGAATATCTGAATGAGAAAACTATATTCGGCCGGCGCCGATGACGTGTAAATTAGTGATGGCTCGATTGCAGAATCGAAAACCCCTGAAAATGCTAGATCTAGCTTGGGTTTCGGAAAGATCACATCAACAACATGCTCGCAGTCCTCCGGCATGACGTACTCGCTGAGACTTTGGACGAACTGCGTCTGATGGATCTTCTTCTGTCCACGTTTTGCAATGAACCAGCGTACAGCCCGCTTCATCACATCTTTTTTATGGGGATCTTTCAGACCGAGGGCAACGACATCACCGCCAATAGACCTGAGTGCCTCATTGAGCACCTCCTCGAAGTTGCTATACCTTCCATCTACTGACTGGGTTGTCGACACTCCTCATTACCTTTTCTTGGCTTTCTTCGCTGCCCTCTTCTGGGGAGCCGTCTTCGCTACCGACTTTTTCGCGGCAGGCTTCTTCGGTTCTTCCTTTGGCTTCTCGGGCGCCACGGTGGGAGCCTTTTCCTCATCCTTCGTCACCACCTTCGTCGTAATCGTAGCCTTCGGCTCCAGCGTGGTCTTCGGAGCAGCATCTACCTGCGGAAGCTTCACATCGGTAGGAAGCTCGACAAGAACCGACGGGCACCACATGGCGAACTCCTCTCCCTCAAGAATCTGGCCATCCTCGACCTTCACAGTCTCAACCACATCCTTGAATCCGACGGCCTGCATCTGACCGCTATCTTCCGGACCTGCCGGGACCCTCCTTCGGACCTCAAGCTCCACCGGCTTTCCGATGTATTCCTGCTTTTTCGTGAATCTTCTCATGATACCTCCTGATGATAGGAGTGGGGACGGCACCTGAAAGCACCGCCCCCTCCTAATGGCAGAGAACCGGGCTATATGCCCGTGCAGGTGACGGTTCCGTAGAACCCGCTGCGGAGCATCTTCCTGGCATAGCGCGTCCTCATCCCCTTCACGAGGCTCATGTCCTCGGGGTTGTAGAACACGGCGCTGATGTCCGCCGGGATGTACGGGCAGTACCCGTATCCCGCGTGGAGCCAGCCGGGGCCCTTGTACCCCAGGAGCATCTTGTCCTCCGGGAAGTACGGGTCCTGGTAGCAGACCCACTTGTTCTGCAGCGTCCCGATCTTGCGGACGCCGAAGTTCGTGGTCGTCAGCCCGAGGCTCGCCGGAACGACCTGGCTGGAATCACCCTGCCAGTAGTCGTTGGAGAAAACCGGGGCGAAGTCCCCGTGGTTCTGCAGCTGCTGAATCCTGGCCGCGATCTGCGGGCCGAACACCGAGAAGTTCGCCGGGCCCCTCATGGAGTTCAGGTACACGTCAGCGCTGACCTTTGCCATGATCGTCAGGACACGGCGAATGTGCTGGAGCTCTTCCATGCCGGCCGGGACCGTGAAGTTGAACGCGAGTGCGAGCGCCGTGGCGCCGGCATACATGTCCATCAGGGTCGCCCTGTCGATCTGGAGGGCCATCTGCTGCGCGAGGACGTCCGTCAGCTCTGCCTCGGCGTCCATGCCGTGCAGCGTGCGGAAGTCATCCATCGCCTCGGACGAGATGCGGAACTTGTACTTCGACGTGTCCGCCTTGATGGGAACCATGGTCAGGTCGAGGTATCCTTCCGGCAGCAGCGGGTTCGCCTCGCTGTTGTACCAGTAGGACGCCTTGATCGTGTTACCCATCGCCGGCGCGTTCGTGAACTTGAAGTTCGCAATGTCGCCCGTGGAATAGTTGATCGTGCCACTCAGCACTGCTCCCGTGAAGGCGCCGGCACCGTTGTCGGTTGCCTGCTGAATAACCGCTCCGGCCGGGTCGAGCTCCTGGATCACGCACGACTTGTTCCACGTCGCATCGAGCGGGCGGACGGGGATCCACATCAGCGTGGCTGCGAGGGCCATGCCGGCACCACCGTAGTTAACGCCATCTCCTGCGCCGATCATCTCACGGTCGATGAACTCGGAGCTGTAGTGGCGATCGAACTGGTCGTACTGCGACTGGTCCTTGACGGCCTGGCCTTTGCTCTTGCCGTACTTCACGTCGTAGTAGAAAATCGCCCCGAACGGTCCGCTCATCGGCTGGACCGAGGCAATATCCGGCGTGATCAGGTTCGGGAGCATTTTTCTCAGGATCGGGAAGACGAAGCGGGTGTAATACCCGGCGTTGGCCGTGGTCGTGTCCTCCGCGATCTTCCCGCGGCTCGACTTGATCATCTCCTCGAAGTGGCGCTTCTGGTTCTGGTAAAGAAACGCAAGGATTCTTCTGCGGATCGGGTCCTTCTGAAGATGCTCAAGAAGGGGCGCCCACTCCCTCTCCAGCATCATTCCGACGGACTCGTCCAGAACGCCCTGCGACTCTGTGATCATATCTCTCGCTTCCATGGTGAAAACCTCCTACTTTATTGTTGAACGTAAAACTATCTCCCTCATCGAAACCCCGAAGACATTACCACCCAACGAGGGCCCATGCGGAGCCTCCTCGGATGTGACCTGCAGACCCGCACCCTGCTTGGCGGAACGGTCCTGCTTCTCCTCCTGGTGGATCGGCGGGGGAGTCGGCTCTGTTTTTTCCTGCGTCAGCTTCAACACTTCAACTGCCTCATCAATTGTTTTCACCAGCTTCATCCGCTCTCTAACTACATCTGCATCTTTCCGGTTCCGCAACAGTGACTCGATCCCAAGCTGAAGCTCAAGCTGCTTCTTCTCTTCCTTCAGCTTCTTGATCTGCTCGCGGAAACCATTCGTGGCCTCCTCAAGCTCACTCTCACTCTCTCCAGCAAGCAGCTCAATTTTCTCCTTCAGCGCAGTGATCTCTTCGTCCAGAGCTTTCTCCTTCTCGTTGAAATCTTCCTGCATCTGCAGAGTCTCCTGCTCGTGGAGCTCCTTCAACTCGTCCAGCCCCTTATCAAGACTTTCTGCTACTTCCTTTCCATTGCCCCCGTTCTCTTTGCTTTCCGTAACATTCAACTCATCGTCCGGACTCTTTTCGTCTCCAGTCTCGTATTTGCTGGACACCTCCTTAACCTTCGCTATGTACTCGTCGACCGATCCAAACTCCGTTGGCGGACCAGCCTCCGACAGAATTTCTTTCCTTTTCGGATTGTCCCGCAGGTCAACCTCTGCTGCGTGGGCCATTGTCAGGTGGGTTCCGACGTTCTCGAACAGGCTCATGTCGTACTGCATAGCCTTGACCGTCGTCTCCAGGGCCACTACCTTTGCCTTCTCCTCCTCCAGCTCCTTCTGGATAGCTGCTGAATCATCCGATCCTGGAACCTGTATCATGGTCTTGGCCTCTGTCAGCTTCTCGCTGAACTCCTTCCTCAGCAT